GCTAGTCAGGAATGGGCCAAATGCTGTGACTGCTGGATTGCCTACAGGTGTAATAGTAAGTGGACTAGCTGAGTTATCAACAAACCTATTTGATTGGCAGGTCAGTAGTTTGGTGTTTGTAATAGCCGTTAGCTTGCTTGTTGATGGGGTAAAATTACCTGTATAAACTGCCGTGCCTTTGACCACTCTCACATTACTCATAGTTGAGATAGTATATTGACTAGCAGTTGCACGACCGCCTATGGCAATAAGATTATTAGTATTTGTTAAATCACGGGCAGTTTCCGTTGTAGACCCAATAGATGTGCCATTTATATAAACTACGTTTGAGGTTCCGTTGCGGACCAGAGCAAAATGCGTCCAAGCATTTACAACGGGTGTACCTGCATCAACAATAACCGACCAACCTCCACTATTGTTATAAATATAATAATAGTTGCCCCCGTTAATACCAAACCAAATGCCTTGAAAATCATTACCTTGGGCAGTTGAAACTATTGTCCTACTACCATCCACTGCTTGATTGTTTATCCAGCCCTCAATAGTGAAATCACCTGTACCAAATGTAAATTCATCCGCACCAGTTTCAGCAACACTTAAATAATCATCACCATCAAACGACACACCCCACTCACCATCAGGCCGAGCAAATGGCCCAAAGGAACCTTGGGTTACATTGCCGTTGGCAGTGATGGTGTGATTAGATGCAGAGCCATCATCAAACGCATTGTTTACACCGTTGTTACTGCCCTCAAAGTGAGACAGAAAACTAACACGGTTGAACTCATCGTCAGATGGACCTGTAGGTGTACCAGCCGCGCCGTAAAAAACACTGTCAAATGATCTAGGCAATGGCTGTTCCTCCTAAGAAGCCATAGTATGTAGTGCCGCCATCGCGGGTGAAGAAGGCGTATGCTTGTACCTCGTTAGCTAACGCTGCATCAGGCGCACTACCCCCAGCCCAATCGACTGTGTTGGGCCATGTTATTGCAACGGCTGAACTGTGCTGCGTTAGAAACAGAGTAAAGCTAAAGGCTGTTCCAGAACCGGGAGGATTGCTAAATGCAAATGTAGTAGCTTGATCCATCGTCAAAGAAAAAGACGTGGCAGTTGCTAGGTTAAGTGTAACTGTGGATGCAGCACTCGACGCCACATATGTCTCTTGATAAGTGGTAGGCTTTACTGCGCCTGTAATGGCTACGCTTGCGTTTTTTACTTCAAGTTTTAAATTCCCATTGTAATACAGTTTAGTCCCAGCGCCCGTAATAAACTCAGCCATATTGTTTGAGTTCGCATTATCATAGCAAAGAACTGCATACCCGTTTGAACTTAAAGTTAAGCCACCAGTTCCAACATCTTTTATAACTGAAACGCTACCGTTATGAGAAATTTCAAGGTCAGACCCATCGCCAAACACAGCCTTAGCACCATCAGGAAACTTAATATCATCAGTGCCTGTAGGTATACTAAACACTGTGGCATCTGCATCGTTTTTAAATGTAATATCTGAGGTAGAACCCTGACCTGTCAGGATCAGACCTTCTGCTGCTGTGTAGCCTACTGCTGCATTATCACCTGCTGCAGTGTCTCCTGCAGGTTCTACTGTGCCTGATGCAATTACATTGCCTGTTACTGATACGCCTGTGGATGTTGTGGCTAGTTTCTTACTGTTGTCATGGTAAAGTTCTACCGCACCATCAACAAAAAACTTTGCCGCCGTTTCCGAAGCCGCTGAGTTTGTAATACGAATAATTGTATCACTCTGAATAAATAAATCACCCTGATTATTATCAATCCTAGAGTGAGTACCATCGTGAAAAATCTGCAAGTCAGACCCAGCACCAAACATTGCTTTAGCATTGTCAGGAAATAGAATATCGTCAGTGCCTGTAGGTACAGTAAACACTGTAGCATCTGCGTCATTCTTCAGTGTAATATCTGATGTAGAACCCTGACCTGTAAGGATCAAGCCCTCTGCTGCAGTGTAACCAATAGCAGCATTATCACCAGCCGCCGTGTCTCCTGCTGGCTCTACTGTGCCTGTAGCAATCACGTTGCCTGTTACTGATACGCCTGAGTTAGTTGTAAAAAACTTTGTATTTCCATCATAGTATAAAATAACTGAGCCATCTGGGGTGGCATAAATCATTGACTCAGAACCATCAGATTTTTGAAGACTAAAGTTTTCGGCCCAAATTCTAAGATTTCCCGCCCCAGCATCTCGTATAATAGAATTAGACCCATCGTGATAAATCTGCAAATCAGACCCAGCACCAAACAGGGCTTTTGCATTATCAGGAAATGCGAGGGACGTTCCTACTGAACCCGTGTTTAAAACAGGAGAAGTAAGCGTCTTGTTTGTAAACGTCTGCGTTGCGGCAATACCCGCGATTGTGTCTGTAGTCGCGGGAAGTGTCAGCGTCACGTTTCCGCTAAACGATCCGTGAGCGGGAGCTTTTATCTCAGCATAATGCAAGTTGCTTGACTCGCAATAGAACTTAACAACAGACTGTGATCCACCGTTCTTTAGGTCAATAACACCTGTTGAAATTGCTACATTGCCGCCAGCGGTAATTGTTCCTGTCGTAGTTAACGAGGTAGCCCCATCATTAACAAATATGTCCGCCGCAGACGCAGTGATAAACACCTCGGCACTACCGCTAAGACTAATAGCATTGTCAGAGTTGGAGCTTTCTGTAACAGAACGGGTAAGCGTTGTTCCGCTAGAAGTAAAAACGCCACTTCCTATTTCAAAATTAGTGCCGTCTTCTATCGCGTACCTGACCGTCTGACCATTAGTTATGCCAGCTTGTGCAAAGGTCTGATACCCTGACAGGGCGCTGCCCAAGGTAATCGTTCCAGTACCCGTGGTACTGGTGGACATTTTTGCACGATTTCCAAGAACAACTGCCATGTTATGCTATCCGTATAATTGCGTTACTTGCGTCCGCTGTAGGAAAAACAATAGTAAAGTCACCAGAGCTTGCGCCCTTATCCGCTCCAAAGTCTAAGACAACCACAGACGGGTCGCCACTAGCCGCTTCGTTATAGATCAACCCACCTCTTACAGAAGAGATTGTTACGTTGGAAAACACCTCGTCAGCAAAGTCTGTAAGCGCCGTTGTGCCGCTAGTTGTTGGCGTTACGCTTGTTAGGAAGTTACCCTTCGCAGTGTAATTTGTTCCCGTAACTTCGTTGCTACTGGTGTAAGCAGTGGTTGCTGCGGTAAAGCTGGCGCTGTTTGTGTACAAAGCCATTTTAAACTGGTCGCTTGCTGCGGTGAAATTGTGTGTGCCTGTCATCAATTCTTTTTTAAAAGATGTACACATGAAGTTGCCTGAGAACGCCATTTACATTTTCCTTATATATTCGGCTAACGTGGGATGCCCCGCTTCTTTAATCGCATTATATACCGTAGTACGGTCACTTTGGATAGCCTGTTTCATATAGATGACTAACAGCTTTTCAATACTATCCCTGTAGGCTATCGCTTGATCTCTCAACGCGGGATGAGCGTCTTCCGAAAAAGCAACAATCTTTCCAACACAACGGTGCGCCACCTCTTCAGGAGTGGCACCACGATTATTGGTTGTTTGAACGTCAACCTTGAACTCTCCAAAAGACATGCTGTTCATTGCTTGGCCCTCACGATCTGACCTGTACGGTACTCATCAGTAACTTCTTTAGCCTCACCAAGCATTTTAAGACCCATAATCGCTTCACCAAAACGTTTTTCATACAAAACCTGCAAGTCTTGTTCGCCCTTCATAAACACGTAGGCTTCCATCAAGCTACCATAAAGTAAAGCCACTTCTGCGTTTTCACTAAGCCATGATTCAGTTGTGTCGGCTCCGATAGAAGACAGCGTTCCCGTTGCTCCACTAGAGCTACCCGTTAAGGTTTCTCCTACCGTAAAGTCCCCCGCAGGTATTTTTACTGTCAACGTTGTAGATGACGGAACCGCATTAACCGTTGTAGATTGTGCGCTGGACGATCCAGTGATAGTGTCCGAAGTAGTAAATGTGCCACTTACACTGGTCATTGTTAACGTAAACGTACTAATAGTCAGGCTTACTGGTCTGTATAAATAATGTAATTCAACAGCATAGCTGCTATTTGGCGTTGGACCAATAATAAAATTATCTACATCAAACTGACCATAATACCTTGGGCTTCCTGTAGTTGCAGGATTAGGGTTAAACGACTGAATAAAGTCTAAATCCTTGAAATCTAAAAACACCTGATTGCTGCTAGAGTCAGTATAAGCCAAGGAAAGCGGTGCTAAAAAGTCAGAAGGACAAAACAAAAACTTATTGGAAGAGGTCATTGTTCCGCTGGCATTGCGTTGAAACAAACTTAACTGCACATTTTTTAAAACACGTTCTTCTGTGTTGCGAATAAACACAGGCAAATTATTAACAAACGTAGTTTCGTCGTTTTCAGTATAGTCTTTTATAGCCTGTTTTAGAGTTGTATATGTGTAGCTCATGTTGTCACCGTAACCTCTCCTACAGACCCTTCAGCCTTTAGTCTATTGCCCGTAAATCCTAAAGCATCGCCACGATAACCGACAGGATTAAACCCA